CGACATGCTTCAATACTAGCCTGAATTTCAGGACTAGAACGAAACATCTCAAGAGCCAACGATCGAGGAACTCGGTCGCTGGCATCTGAAAGATCAATCGTAGCATATTGACCTGTCTTCGACGCAACTATCGCAAGCTTTTGATTGATCGATTGGTCACGGAAATTAACGTGGCCAGCGGTCATCCTTGAGGACTCGAGCTTCTCATAAAGATAATCTCGAATCCCTTGCTGCACAAATTGCATGCAGCAAGGCTCTATAGCGATAATGCGGGGACTCTTCAACGTTTTCGGGACCGTAACAACCCTAACGGGTTGTTCCTGATCCTCCGGCACAATCGATACCATTTCGAGCTCCCTAGAATCACACGGAGTACCCAAAGGGTACCCGTTATCGATAATGGGGAAATAAGGCTCGAGACGATCGTGCCAGTATAACCACTGATACTTTCGGTTACCCGAAAGATGTTCAGCGGTAGCACCAGGCCCATGCCGAGGGACACAGTCGGAAGCTGAAAAATCAGCAACCATAGTGCCCCACAAGCAAGAAGAAACACCCAGAAACTGGGTGCGGTCTTCGTCTGGAATAGAAAACGTTCCAAGAGACTGCTCAATGGAAACGAAGCTCTCAAGTGCGAGTGCAACCCTTGCTGGGGTGCATTCAATTTCCACTTTCTTGAATGTACAGCATAACTGCCGTACAGATTCAACAATAGTAGGAACATCACTTGAGTCTCCTCGAATATTTGAGGGGGTATCTTCATTTTCAAACATCCTTCCTGTCTCTCTGTCAAAGATGCGACTTGTCATACCTTGCAAAAATGCAGGGATTGACCCACCTTTTGCCTTTGAAAAACCGGCAAAGAGTGTAGAGTCGATAAACCCAACCGCAAGGCTTCTTTCGAAGTCCTTGCAAAAGTTGGGAAGGGTTATCGTTAAAAACGACAAACCTTCACCTTTGACTCGTGATCTTATAGTTTCAAGATCACGTAAATCAGAGACATCAGCGACACACTTCATGGTAGCGTCTATATAGACTTGCTCCATGAACTCTAGACAGTCACTTACGTTGCTTTTCATGTCGCCTCCAAAAATATGGGGGTCGAACATCAAGCCACGCAGCTCCCCTTGCTGATGCCCTTAACAGGCAACAGCCAATCTGTTACCTGCACCTTAGAAAATGGTTGAGCATCACTAATCTTGATGAGATATTTCCAAAGCCTTTGAAAGGCTGATCGGAGGATAGGTGACAACAGAAATGTTGCCTTTTCCTTCTTCCGAACGGACGTGGATTTGAGTAGGGGCCTCATCGGCCTCATCTCTAGACACGGCGCCAACAACGACGGGCAACAGTGTTGCCGTCAATTGGAGCAAAATCTCCCACCAGGCCGTTTTTCGGCGTGGCGGTGTTGTAGGTGTAGCCATAATGGTACATCTCCTTTTAGAAAGATAGTGAATGGTAGAACTGTTCGTTTAGAACAGGGTGCCATAGCGGGCTTCGAGTCGTTTAAGACTCGGAGCCGTAAAGCTTACCAACCATGGTGCTGTCAAGCCACGACTTAAAACCCGTGACTAACTGGTCTACCTGCGTCGACGAAAACCCCGCAAGGGGTCGATCGATGACGACGTAGACACTAAGCGTCTCGTAATCGTTGACAGCTGTCAACGGGTCCGGGACGATAGCACGCTGATCGATGCGCGCCATTGACCTAATACGGTCTTTGGCAGTCGTATGTGACACGTTTAACGTGTACGTAAGATCCGCTTTCTGATAGGTGGATTTAGTTCCACCCGTAGAAACGCGGGGCATCGATTGAGCGACAGAATTGACTGTAATAGATTGTGGATCGGAAAGCATTGTGGTTGACCTCCAAAGTTATGCGGAAGTTGACCCTTTGCCAGCAGGGATCCATTCCAAGGACCCTGCTTAAAGAAGCACAAAGGGAGATTGACATCAGGAGAGAGCGTCATATCATTTTTTACGTGATATGCCGAGAGCTCCTGCTATCGCAAGTTGACGTGGGGTTAATTGATCCCACGTCAGGTTGAAGTCTAAAGGACTACCTGCCTCTTGGCGTTGCTTGGTCTCGATTACTCGAGTCCATTCCAACGTCACAGGCCCGGCTGTAGTAGGAAGAACCTGACGGATCTTCCGCTTCTCAACCTGGGTCTGCACAAGGTAAAGGTATTTAGCCTGTACGCTATCGACGAGAATGTCATTGAGGTAACTTACATGTTCACCTACAGATGACACCCAATCGAGAGCCCAGGTCCAAGGTGTAGCTCTATAGATATTCGCCGGACTGACTCGGAGGCCATACATCGTCATACGACGCTGCATAGCCATCCAGGCCGAGTTATACTCGGTCAGTCTCGTGTCGAATTCTGGACGATAGTATTTAAACCGACCTACGGCGCTTATCGTGGTTTCTTTGTCCACGTACAACTCCCAAGTCGGGTTAGATACACAGTACCCATTAGGCACGGTCATCTGGGGGCTTATTATGCACCCAGTGCCGCCGTCTACTTTGGTACTGGTCGTCTCATGCATTAGGGTAACTTTCCGTCTCGTCCACTTGTCATTACGGTCTGTAAAGTCCGTCATGAGTTTTGTGGTATTGAGGTAAACTTCATGAAACTTCTGAAGATCCCCAAGAAACGGTTTCCAGCCAAATTGCTGGTTGAGAAAGCTATCAGCGGCCCTTTTGGGACGCATTTTCCATGCAGCGGCTTTAGCCCAATCCGCCTTTTTAAGCGGATCAGCAAGAGTGTTCCAAATATCATGGAACTCTCGAGACGAGGTTTTAAGCATGCGTGGAGTGTCTTTGAACTCTGCAAAGAATACAAAGGCACTAGCTCTCTCAAGTTGAGGCTTGGCCTTAGCCCAAGCCTTGCTACCCCAGCCTTCCATCGAGGGAAAGATAGGCGAGGACATGTTTAATAGAAGATTCAAGTCATCAAGACTCGGTCCTCCAAAACGTGAACTCGCAGGGCAGGTAAACCCGCCCACGTATCGTTGAAATCGATCTGATCTCACGTATACGCCCCTTCCCTGAACGTCAAAAGGCGTCATATAGGTGATTCGTAATGTACTAAATGGACCGCCCGTAACGTACGGCGGGCCGCTGTGGACTTCGTCCCCAGTGACCTGCGCCGTAAGCCATGGTGCGTTATAGTTAAAAGTCTGTTCGGTAAATTTGAACGGACTATAACTTCCATTGGGTGTACCGTTAGTCGTGTTAGCAGTGTTAAAATAACCCTGCTTAACCGATGTTCCTGCCTTAGGCAGAAGGTTCACCCTTCTACGAATTCGACCAAATGTGGTTGGCATTAGCTACATCTCCTTTAGAAACGAACATTTAATGGTTTTGCGAACCATGCGACTGCAAAATGTTCGCGTCACAAGAGACACCATCGCTGATGTCTCAGGCGGCCCC